GCGTTTTTTACCAACAAATGGAACAGATGGAATTACACAAAAAAGGGATAGTTAAACCTTAATGTGTCATATGTTCAATGTGCAAGTGCATAGATGAAATTTGTAACCAATAGAAAATTCCTGCAAGGGGTGACCCCTGCATTGTAAAACTATCGATAGTAATATCATAAATGCAGAGATAAATCTCCTTGCAACGACCATAAGGCCGCTCCGGAAGGCACATTCCGGACTGGTTGCTCTTATATTATTTGTAACCCAAGAGCAGGGTTTTTAACCTAGAGGCCTAAGGAGGCATAGGTACGACGATCTCATTCCTGTAAAGGATGGGACAACCGGTGAAGAAAAAGAGTGTAAAGTCTTCTCCAACAGATTTCCAACTACGCAAGTAAGCGTGTTTGTCAAAAACATCACCAGCTTGTGCTGTAGAACCGTTCACTGTAATAGAGATAGCGTTCGATTCAGACAAGTTGCCAGCGTCAGCACTGGGTAAGCGCGCTGCGCTAAAGCGAACCCCATTGTAATAAGGTGTCTCAACTTCAATAGTATCATTGACGCCTAAGTTAGTTGACGCAGCACCTCCAGTAGTAAATTGGGAGGTTAGATACGTTAAACTTTGAGATAGCGCATTTGAATCAGCTTTGTTCAAGAAGGCGCCAAGTTCGTAAGGAGCTGTAGTATAGCCGATACGAGTAACAGTGGGGTTTTTGCTCAAATTTCCCTCGAACGTGTATTTAGTTCGGGTAGCGCCTCTCCAGCCTGCATAGCAAGGCATAAAGAAGTGGAAAAAATGAGGGATACTGATTGAGCATGGGACTGCAGCAATGGTGTCAATGCCGTTAGGGTCCCAGCCGGGCCAGTAACCAAGCCCGTTCTCCCGAATGGTAATCACTTTCATGATACCAGAATCGGGTGGTGGTGTAACTTTGGTCCTGTGTAAAACATAGCGGCGAAAAAGATCGCGCAAGGACTTTGGTTGTTCACCAAAGAAGACATTCATCGTCTGGTCCGCCACAACACCAGTTGGTGCGATGGCTTGAATAGGATCAGGTGCGACGGGGGAGTCTACAGCCCCTTCGGAAGTGCCAGCGATGGCAGCTCCGTCCACAATACCAGACTGCGGCTCATAGATAGTAGCGAGCTGTGCAGCTGGCGGTGTTTTAAAAATCGATAAAGCTTTCATAGCAGTGGTGGAAATACCGCCAAACTTAATGTCATCGCAACACGAAACGAAAACATTGATGCTGATTGGAGTATCAGTAGCTGGAGATACCAGCGAGTTTAGTACATTGACCTCCAAAATGCCGTTGAACTTCTCGGCGTACGACGTGGGTAAACGAGTAACACCAAAAAGATCTGATGTGTCGCCACGCATTTGTTCAACCTGTAGGAATGGGGAAGCTTGGCCCCAACCTATTTCGATCTCGAAGTCTTCATCCTCGGCAAGATCGATAACACGTGAGTATACAGTGTTGTACTCGATGTTCGCCCCATGTGATCGGGGGTCCCAACGAAACAACAATCGTCCCTTGTGGAAACTGGACTTCACGATTTGAAACCGAAATTTAACGGTACCTTGCCAATTAGTGAACGGCGTAGATATCATAGACATCGGTGTGGGATGTATCTCGTCCTCTCTAGTCCTGTATAAACAGGGAGAAACACGAGAATTCCAGAGTAGTTTGTCTGGAGTGTCAGAAGTGGTCATCGTAAATTGAGTTAAGTAGGACTCACGATTCGCAATATTGACTATATCCATTTGATCAGTGCCATCGAGTCCGGTAGTTCGGGAGTCGATAGTTAGTTCCTGTTTGGAATCAAGAGACAGTTTCTGAACAGCATCAGCCGCATCAGTATTTGCCATGTTCCCAGTAGGATTGGGTTTTTGGAGCACTATATCAGTAATGATTGGGGGTCTGGAATACCCCCAGTGAGTAGCTAACTCACCAACACCTTTAGCAACCATTTCAGTCGCTCTAGCGTAAGGTGCGATGATAGGAACATTTGTCAACTGCCCAGCCGCATGCGCAATCGCAGAAGCTGGAGCAGAGATAATGCCCTTACC